CAAACTTCCTGGTGTTGGTGGTCTTGATGGTCTAAGCTCTGGCTTAGTAGCAAGTACAGTTGCTGGTAGTAAGCTCATTAACTGGGGTTATTCTGGCGTAGCTGTATTCAATCCTTACAGAAGTTTTATATTAAGATAGTCTTAATTATGAATCATTATGTTTACAAAATAGTAAATACTAAAACAAATTAGTTTTATATAGGTGTAAGAAGTTGTAAATGTCTCATAGAAGATGATCCTTATATGGGATCGAGTTCAGAATGGACAAAAGATTATATAAAATCAAATAAAGGCATTCTTAAAAAAGAAATTCTACAAATTTATCCTACTAGGAAATTAGCAAATGGAGGAGAAGTTTATTTTTTAAAGGCTGTTGAAAATAATGCTTTATGTGTTAATAAATATTTTGGTTATACTCCAGATTGTTCTGGAATAAAACAGACTGAAGAATGGATAAATAAAAGAAAAAGATGTGGAAAGGATAATGGAATGTATGGAAAGTCTCATTCTGAAGAAACTAAAGAATTAATGAGATAGAAATTAAAAGGAAGACATTTATCTTAGGAAACTAAGAATAAAATTGGATCTTATCATAGAAATAAAATAGTTTCTTAGGAAACTAAAGATAAATTATCTTCTATTAGATCAAAACTTAGAAAAGTAACAGATTTAAAATCTAATGAAATTTTTATTACAACTTTACCTAATTTTTGTAAGCATCATCCTGATTGCGACCCCAATAATATGAGAAAATACTGCAATAAAGGATGGATTTATCATAAAAGGTATATAATAGAAAATTGTGAGGCTTTTATTAGTGATAATAATAGCAAATTGGGTGAAAACGGGGAACATCCAGAAGTGGACAATCCCGTAGGAAGCGTTGGAAATGCATAACAGTACAACGAACCTCTAACGACTAACAAGTGAGTAGCATAAACAATAATCTTGACACGAGTGCCCAACATCTTATTAACTAAGATGATGATATAGTCTGAACTACAGATATAACATAATGAAACTGTAGAATATAAGAATAAAGAGTCTTATAGGTAACAAATTGACAGAAGCTTTATCTTAAGAGAGGCGTAATTATATTATTAATATTGGGGGTAAATTTTTTACTCCCAATATTAATTATTTTTATTGGAAAATATTAAAAAGTTTTTGTAACTTTACAACATATAAAAAATATTGCTAAATATTAATAATCGTAAAATATAAATAACTATAGTTATTAGATATCCTAATTATAAGATACCATTAATAGCTAGATTCGATTAAGTTTAAGATGTTTTTTATAAATCTTTCAAAAACTTTAATTTTATTTATGGATACAAAAGTTTTCTCTTTTCCTGAAAATGGAAATAACAATGGATGGGGCGATAGTCTCGGAGGAGGAGTTCTCGGATTTATTCTTGGTTTATTACTAGGTAATAATGGAAACGGTATATTCGGAGGCTCTAATTCTAATAACAACACTGATCTAATTATGCAAGCAGTTAGTGGTACAGATGCTGATATTAGGGCTTTATCTTCTACATTGAATACTGATTTAGGTCAGACTACCGAAGCAATTCATTAGATCCAGAATGCAGTTAGTCAAGTATCTGCAAGTACAGGAATGGGATTTTTGTAGGTTATTAATGCTTTCCAGTCTGGAAATGCAGCAATAAGTCGCTAGCTTTGCGAGTGCTGCTGTGAAAACCGATTATTAACTACTTAGCAAGGTTACGAAAGTAGAATTGCAATGGCTGATCAAACAAATCAGTTAAAATCTTAGGCAGATAATAACACACGCTCTATAACTGATGCAATTACAGCTCAATCAGCAATGATTACTCAAGAATTCTGCAACCTCAAAGAACGTGAACTTCAGGGCAAGATTGATTCTTTGACTGCAGAAAATGCAATTTTAAGAACTACAATGAATAACGATGCTCAGACGGCTAGATTTGCTCAGATGCTTGCTCCTATTTCGGCAGAAATAGCATCTATTAAGGCAGCTCAGCCTCCAACAGTAACCCTTCCTTTGAATCAGTATACCGCTGTTCCTACTTTACTAGCTAATGCTGGTTCTGACTTTATTGCCAGCTATTGGGCTAATAGATTAACTCAGGCAACTACAGATACTACAACTACTACTCCAGCAGTTAATGCTTAACTAAATTATTAAAGATATGTTCGGGACTCTAAGATAGGGAGATACGGTACTTGTCCTGGAATAGTCAGATAAACTGACTTTAAATACAGGAGAGATAATAGAATTATTACCAGTCTATCCACAAAATTATAATTATAGTGGTAATATAAATATGAAAGTTAAGATAAATGGTTAGGAGTATGAATTTAAGAAGGTGCCGTGGAATCAATCAGTTGCCAAAAATGGGAAAATCATAATCGGAGAAAATAAAGACGTTATTCTTAAAGAGGTTTCAGCTTTAAAAGAAAATAGTGAGTAGATCTTAAGCAATATTGATTATTATAAATAGCTTATAAAAGACTGTGATACAATATTAAGAAATAATGATACTTACTACAATTCTACGGTGAAACACGATGAAGAAATTAATGACTTAAAGAATCAGATTAATGATATGTCCAAAGCATTGGCAAAGATTGAGAAATTACTATCTAGTCAGAACGCGGATTAACTTTTTTAAAAATTATAAAAACTATGGGTTATATTGTTGAAGCTTATCGTGATAACGAGCATCTTAAGAAGAAATTATATGAAGCTAAAATGGCCGTTTGTGAAGCTATGGAGGCTTTAGAAGAAATGGACGACATGGAATACAATGAACGTCGTGGTTATAGAATGAATCAGAAATCTAATTATCCTAACTATAAAGGTGGAAGATACGACTATTAATAACTTACTATAATTGTAGGGAGGGACGTAACTCCCTCCCTTAATTTTTTATTATGACAGACTTAACACAATACGACATTAAACCTGCTGCAATGGTAAATTATTTAAGATATAATGGTCCTCATTTTACAGAAAAATTAGCTAATTTTGCAATTAGTAAAATGAGAAAAGATGGAAAGCCTTTGCAGAAGATTGACAAAGCAAAATTAGATAGTATGATGAATTCTCAAAATATTACATTAGATAATAATTATTTAAGTGACGCATTATATGTAGTTAATATGGCTAAAGCTGACTACTGGGGAAGTAGTATAGTTAATGAACCAAGTTTAGCTAAATTCGTAAAAGATTACATAGATGATGAGGATGGTTATGATGGAATTGCTTTCAATAGATTCTTAGCAGATTGTGCTAGAAAAGGTATTGTAATTGATTGGGAAGCAATGCTATGATATATATTAATATACAAGACAAGTGGGAGCTGATTATATACTTATATGGGCAATATAATGAAAGCTTATATGATGATTTGACTAGAATAGGAGTTTCTTAGAAAGAAATTAATAATGCCTTTGAATTATATCATTCTATAAACAAAGGCTTTACTTATTCTAATTTAAACTTACGTACTTCTGTAGTAGGCATTAGTCAAGCATCATCAAAAGCTGAATTTTATAATTCAGTTACTCACGAGTTTAAACATGTATAGTCACATATTTGTGACTATTTTAATATTAGCGAAGATGGAGAAGAAGCTGCTTATTTAATAGGCTATATAATGCGATTATTCATTAATAAAATTTTATAATTATGGCAACAAAAGGACATTTATTATATTACCCAGAAGGTAAGCATGACATCTTATAGGGGAAAGAATTAAATGATGTTTTAAAATCTAAAATTGATTCTATAACTAAAACAACTTATGTAGATTTAAAAGATCTTAGAGATAACTCTAAACTAATTCCAGGTTCTCTTTATCGTATTACAGACTATCAATGTACTACTACTCAAGAAAATACTCGTTCAGCAGGTCATCAGTTTGATATTGTATTACTTGCTTTAAGTGAGAATAAGTTAGCTGAGGAAGGTTGGGCAATGGAACATCCTACTGATGTTTATGATGTGACATTTAGTGATGGTGTAACGAAGAAGTGCTATTATTATAGATACCAAAGTGGAATAAATAGACATGATGTTCTTGTTTATACAGACACTTTATTAGGTTTTGATTATAACAGCGGAACAGATGACGACTTAGATAATTTTATAAACAAAACTAACAAAACTATTAATTTAAGTTCTACTCCAATAACTTCTGAATTATTAAATGTTCCTGACCTCACCTACAACTACTTCCAAAACTCCAACTTATCTGCATGGAAAGTATGGTACTGCTTGGATAATGATAAGAGTAGGTTTGCTTGGGCTGATGATAGTGTGCCACAAATTTATTCTGATGATGATGGAATTTGGTTAGAAAGAGATATTACTAAAGATAGATATAACCGTTTCGCTTGGTATAATGGTGATGATGATGTAACCTATTATACTGATAATATGATGCCCAAAGTAGGAGAACAAACGTATATCTTTACTAACAAGTGGTATAGTGGAGCTGTAGTTAAAAATGTTAAAGGCTTTGGTCGTGGTGTAATCTACCGACTTATTGATGAGTGGAATAATGATGTAGGTTATGACTTTAAGAATATTCAGTTTCTTGTGGAAAATAATTGGTTATATACAATGTCAAATTATGGTTCACCTGATGATAGTGGAAATGATGCTTCAGTATTTAATGATGGATTTGTTGTTAATAATTATATTAGAAAAAATATTAACGATATGGAAGGTGGAGAAATTTTAGGTGGTAATATACTTATACATGGTATGAGCAATTCCATCATAGGTGTAAGATCTAGAAATAATATGATAATAAGAGGTAATACAATACTAATAGATTGTGTAAACACGAGAATTGTTGACGGTGATTCTATTCTAGTTGGATGTAGTGACTTTACTCCTGAGGAAAGTGGCTATTACCTGATGAATAAAAAAGTCCTCACAGAAGAATAACTTGCAACAAAAGATGATTTAAATTAAAATAAATATAATATAAATGGAATATCCTGGTTTACAAAATAATAATAAATCAATAGAGAAAGGCCCCGATCTTATAATTGCGGATAGCGTTTCAAAATTACCATATAATAGTAAATCAGGTTCTATAGTAGAAGTAGTTAATAAAGGTGTAAAAAAACTAACATAGGATGCCATTTTCCCTCATTATTTTTATATTCATATAAATGATACTAGCGTTGGAGATATTGCTCGTACTGACGATGGTAAAACTCTTTCCATTTAGGAAAATTTAGAAGCTGTCTATTATAACTCAAATAATTAGAAAAAAATAATACATTATTAGAGAGTTGCAATATAGGGATAGATTTATAGAGAATATGAAGTATAGGAGAACTTACGCTGGAAAAATCTAAATAATATTAAAATCTTTACTTTCAAATCAAGTAAAGAGCCTTATTTATATAATGGAGAAGAATGGGAAAAAATGGATTATGTGCAAAAAAGTGATTTTGCATTTGATAATACCCCTACACAAGACAGTTCTAGTCTTTTAACTTCTGGAGTCATATATAATGAATTAAGTAATAAGGCAGATTTAATTAATGGTAAAGTTCCAAGTGATTAGTTGCCTAGTTATGTTGACGATGTGCTTGAATTTCCTGAATTTCAAAATTTTCCAGAAATTGGAGAATCTGGGAAGATATATATAGATGTAAGTACAAATTCATGCTATAGATGGTCTGGTAGTACTTATATAGAAATTCAATCACCTATAGAACTAGATGAATATCCTATTTAGGGAAGCACTAATGCTATAGAAAGTGGAGGTGTATATTCTGCTCTATAGGAAAAATAGGATATAATTTCTGATTTATCTGAAATAAGATAGGGAGCTGCTGCTGGAGCAACAGCATTATAGAGCTTTACAGAAACAGATCCAACAGTTCCAAGTCATGTTAAATCTATTACACAACAAAACATAACTGATTGGAATAATAAGCAAAGTGCTCTAACATTTGATAATACCCCAACAACCAATAGTATCAATCCAGTGACGAGTGATGGTATTAAAACTGCTTTGGATGTAAAAGCTGACAAGACAGAGTTACCCTTTGTGGTGCAGATGGGGGGTGATTTACAGACCTGTGACACAAGTATTGTGGACATCTACACGGCATATTCTACAGGGAGGGTGGTGCAGATGAAAATTGATGATTTTTACACATCACTTTCGCTTGTTTCATCTAACAGCAGTGAAGCTAAGTTCGCTGTAACTGATGAAAATTTCTCCCTTATAATATCAGGTAGTAATGATAGTGGCAGTGATGTATGGACTCTTGATAGTTTCACTGCTCAAGAGAAACTCACCTTCGACTCCACCCCAACCGCAGGTAGTAACAATCCAGTAACAAGTGGTGGAGTAAAGACCGCTCTTGATAAAAAACAGGATGTACTTGTAAGTGGCACTAATATAAAGACTATTAACAATACATCTTTGTTGGGTAGTGGGAATATCTCTGTTCAAACACCATTAACATTTGACTCTATACCAACTACTTCATCTACAAACCCAGTTACGTCAGGAGGAGTAGCAACTGCTCTAACTAGTTATGTAACTTTATCTACAAGTCAAAAGGTTACTGGAGAGAAAACATTTGTTGGGGCTAAGAAAATTAAATTCAAGAAATAGACAGCAAATGATAAGTTGGGTTTTACATTATATGATAATAATAATAAAGAATTATGTTATTTAGAATATAATACAGGAGATTTATGCTTAGGCAGTTATTACCAGATACCTTCATCGCAAGTAAAGAGTAGAGCTGGTTTTAAAATGTCAGATGTTTCATCTGGTATTAATGCAGTATATAGAATATTAACACCATACGCTGCCGATGCAAAAACTCCTTTTAATTTAACAAGTACAGTTAGTGACTTTTATTTTACATTAGGAGTCTCCAATGGCACAACAACACTAGTAACAAATTCAACTGGTTTATTAGACATATCTTCATTCTTTAATAATTATTATACTAAAACAGATACTGATACTTTATTATCTGAAAAGCAAGGTACATTAGTAAGTGGTACTGATATTAAAACAATAAATGGTAATTCTATACTAGGAAGTGGTGATTTAGAAATTGATGGTGATATTTACTATGACGGTGCGGGAACTGGTTCTTACTCTCCTAGCACTGATACAATAAATGATTGTATTGACTCCTTAGATTCTAGAATTACTGCACTTGGAACACCTAACGAAATAGCTTCTATCACAGCCGTTGAGAGTAATGTGAGTGGTGGGAATAACACTGTAACTATTACCGAGACCAATGGCACATCAAAGACCTTCAATGTGAAGAATGGTGTGGATGGCGTTTCCCTTGGTGAGGTTGCACTTATGCAGACTACTGGTGATAGCGAGGAGAGTGTGATGAGCCAGAAGGCTGTGACTGAGTATGGAAGAAGGGTCACAGCCGAAGACTTGGATGGCACAAGCAATTGGATTCGTGAGAAGCTAACGGAAGAGGGGTGGGAGTTCGAGAAGTATGTCAACAGCAGTGGAACGCTGTCTGCCAGGGCATCGTATTGTGCAAGCACATTTATTCCCGTAAGTAACATTAAGGAACATAGCTTGACAGTATGTTATATGTATAGCACTTATAGTACAAGCTACTTTTGTTTCTATGACTCAAATAAGAACTACATTACGGGATTACGTTATACTATGAACTCAGACAATAGCAGAACAGTAAGTATCGATACTTCTGCAACGTGGGACGATGTTGCTTATATACGTATAACTTGCAATCCAAACAAATTATCGGAGTGTTACATAAAAGACAATACTGCAAATGAATACGTTTGGAGGGGAAATGAATATATAGAACCTTTTTGTAATAATTTTCTTATTAATAGTGGTGTTTTTAGAAACACATTCGTGTCTCAAGAAGAAGGAACATCAAAAACTAAAGTGATGAGCCAAGACGCACTTAGTGGTCTAGGATTTGCTAATAGATTTACAAATAATATAACTCCATGCAAAGGAATAACTACAACAAATCAATCATATAGAACGATTGGATTAAAACTCAATGACAAGCAAAAGCAATTGCTTGAAGATGCAGACACTATAACCATAAGAATTTCTTCAAAGAAATTTTGGGAAAGCAATAATTACGCAGGAGTTCAAGGTGCTTTTTGGTTTGTCTATAATTCTGCTGGAGGTTTTGCGGGTATGTCAAGTTGTGGAATAAACAATGCACTTGCAACACTATCTAATGTAAGATATTATCCCGACCACCTAACATTCGTGATAGATATGGTAAATGGTGTTGTTAAAACATACTGGGAAAAAACATTACTTACAACTTTTACCAATGATGGATATAAGAAGGAAAATGTTTTAGGCGAAAGTGGGATATTAAAAATATTTAATGGCAATACACAAATACCATTTGTGTTATATCAATTCGATGTTTATGATGGTGATATAACTCCTGTGTTTGGCATTACCCAAATGAAAGACTATTTGTCTTTTGACTCACTTTCCCCAATAATTAAAGGAAATTACACCCAAACGACACATCATGGGCAAATGGCACCAAGTACCTACGGAACTGCAACAGGATATACAATAGTCCAAGCAAGTGCTTCTTCCGATGGATATAAACATATCACGTCAAATAGTTCAACTACGTGGTATCCTGCTGGATATTATATTAACCATGCCGACGTTGGAAGACTAATCAAATATTGCGTTCATATAGAAGTCGTATCTGGTGCTGTGCAAATTGGTTTGCGAAGCACTAGTTGTAACTCAACAACTCCAACAGTTGTAAATGAAACAACAGGTGAAACAGTTACTGCAAGTAATGTAGGAGTCGGAACATACAAAGTGATAGGTTGGGGTTATGGAGTTGACACTTGGTGCCTCAAGTATGTTTCTGGTAGCCCTATGGAGGTAATAATCAAAGAAACAGATTGGCATCTTATTTCATGTGTAATAAGTTTGGACTGTAGGAATTTATACAATGGTCAACTTTATGATAAAGAAGTGGGGATGTTTTACCCTAAAGCAAATACTTTAAATGAACCATTATCAAGTGGTCGTGTATTTGTAAACCCAACGCCAAGCTATGAGGAGTTTAATCCTATTGAAACAAGTGTTTCAAACAGGCCAGGGCATACAGGACAAATGGCTATTACAAATAATAATGTCTATATATCTGTAAATAAAGACGTTTGGAAACAAATAAATAATTCATAACACATTATATATATGGACAGACTAAACTACATAGAACGCCTCAAAGACGAGCTTCATGCAAGCGATTACAAGGCAATAAAGCACAGTGAGGGGCTTATAAGCGATGAGGACTACCAACCTATTAAGGAGGAAAGAGAGTCAATCAGAGCAGAGATAAATAAGGTAGAAGTGATGACCGAGGAAGAGTACAACCTTGAGTATCCACAGGAGGAAGAAATCACATAATTAATTTAATAAAATATTTATGAAAGACATTTTATATTTCAATACAGTAGAGGATATAAGATTATTAGATGCACTTCGTATCTCTAATAAAGAGAAAGAACTTCCTAATCAGATAACATTAACTATATAGTCAGCAGGTGTTAATGATATAACTCCTGTATTTCTAAAAGCCAATAGGGAAGTAAGTCTTACGTCTATTGATGCTATTGGAACTAAATTTATATTAGACGGAAAAGAAATATCTTCAGATAATTTTTAGCTTATTAAAGGAAAGATTAATTATTTTGGGATATAGTTTGAAGACTCAAATGAACATACTTTAAAAGTAAGTCTTATACATTCTATGATTAACCAAAGTACATTTGAAAATAATGAATACTTAATAAAAGTTACTATAGGAACTTCAATAACTTCGATTGGCAGCGATGCTTTCTCGGGTTGCAGCAGCTTGACCTCGGTGACCATCCC